CGACAAGTGTGTTGCTATCTTTAAAAAACAACTTCCAATATAATTTCCTACTCTAGGTTTACTTTTACTTTTCCAACTCTTTAAAGTAGCAAACTGTTCATCGGGTTCCATGTCAGCAAGACCATCAATCTCTTTAACAGCAGCAATATATACTTTTTCTTTATACGTAATGATGGCAGCAAGAAACTCTTGGTTGTCAACATAATGTTGTTTTTGTTTTTTTATCTTTTTCATTACGTTTGGTTTCTTGTTGCTTTATACACATTATATCAGGGCTTGACACGTTTGTCAATTTGATGTACACTAACCGTGTAAGGGTTCAGGGCAACAAACTAAGTCTTAAATAACTTTTCAAATAAATTTCTTGCTTCATCAATTTTTCCTAGGTAACCCATCTGGGGTTCGGGATCAATTTTTGAACGGTCCTTTTTTGGTGGTTTACCGTTGTTCTCACTTTGTACAAATGCTTCATACATAAACGAAACTTCTTTACTCATTGATGAAACTGTTAGAACATCCTTTTCTCTTAGGATATAAAAATCCTCATCAGAAAATTGCATCCACTTAGCAAATCCAACCCCACGAACTTGGCGACCATCATCCGTTTCTTTATTAACTACTAATGTACAAACAGGATTTTGAACAAAGCAAAGTGTTTCTCCACTATCTTCTGTAAGCACTGCTTTACCTAATACTTCTTCTCCACTGACGAGTTTGAAAACTCCGTAAAATTCTTCTTCGTGTTTTGCGTAACTAATCATTAGATTTTAATTTAACATCTATGAGTTCATAATTAAAGTTTTCTTGATTGTAGATTTTAACTCTCTCCATTAAATGATTCAATGTGTAATTATTTCCACGATCTGTTGAGATGTCATCTGCAATATCATATAATGTTGCTATAGTTTTTCCCCTAGATTGTCGAAGTACCCTCCCAATAGATTGCAGGTTTCTGACTCTTGACTTACTTGGAGAGGCGAATATAAGGTTATGCAACCTTTTAATGTTAACACCAGTACTAAAAGTCCCATAAGAGGCGACAATAATGCCATTGTTTTCAGGAGTCTCATTTTCAACTAACCTCCTGATCTCTTCACGATCATCAACATCAACTCCTCCATAAACTAAATGTACTGGTCTATCAGTATAAGTATTTATCATTTCATACAGAGGGATACCGTGCTTCTCCACGTAGTTGAATAGTACCAGCGTGTTTCCCTTAAGGTCACACGCTAAATTGCGGATAAATTTATTACGTTGTTCATGTTCACAAAGGTAATCCATTTCATCTTGGTACCCCTCAAAGATTTTTTCTTCATGCTTTAATAGAAGTATCTTCACTTTAAGTTTGGAAACATGTCCCTTTGCCATTAGATCAGATGTCTTAGTAACCTTTGAACATCTACCAAACACACCTTCTAATACCAATTGATTAGTATCCGAACCATCTAATGTACCAGTAAATCCAATACGATATTTACAACTATGCAACTTAGACATTAGTGCAGTCAATGACTTTGCTTTAAACAAATGTGCTTCATCACCAATCACAACATCAAATCTATCAAAAAACTTTCGTGGTTCTTTATATAAAGACTGCCAAGTTGATATAACTACATCATGTTGTACATATTTTTCTGCACCAGCATAGATTTTATGACAGTGAAACTCAGTGTTCCAACCATACTCTGTAAAATCTTTATACATTTGTTCGACAAGAGACGTAGTTGGTACTATAATAAGTACATTCCTCTTAACATTTACATGGAACCGAACCAATGCCTAAATCATTAATGATTTCCCGCTTGCAGTTGGCGACAATAGGAGTCTTCTGTTGTATTTTAGGCACTCGTATATTGCTGCGTATTGGTAATCACGAACCTTCAGTCCCGAAGGCAGACCCAGTGCTTGAACAAATCCAACTACAGACTGAGGTGTTACCAGAGAGTTCTCTTCCTTGGGATGTCCAAAGTATTGAGATTCCTCGAACTGATAATGATATCCCTTTTCCGTTGCCCAGTCAGTTAGATAATCTACTAAACCGCAATAGATCTCCCCAGTAGCAGGTGAGTATAACCGTACCTTACCATCCCAACCTCTATATCTTCTCGTCTTCTGCATATACTTTGCAGAGGGAATTTCAAAGGTAAAAAAGTCTGCTGCCTCTTTATGGAGATGAGGCTCCGCTTCAACTTTCAAATAAACTTCATTCTTCTTACGAATAAGGAGGTCCATAAAACCATGCTACAATTGATTTACGAAGTCCAGAGGTGATAGGGCGAACCCTATGCCATTGGTCACTCTGGAAAAAAATAGCAGACCAAGGTTTTAACTTAAAAGTTTTATACCTTGGATCTGCATCTGGTCTATATATCTCCAAATCAAACTCCCCTCCTTCAAAATCATCATTAAGAAAAAGTGACATACTAATCTTTCTTACCATACCTCCAACAGGTTTTGGATGTTGATCTACATGCCAATCGTAAAAATCTCCCTCTCCATAGATACCAAATTGCACTGGTTCTATACCTGAAAGATTCACGTTCCAGTTAGCAGATCTATTGATTTGTTTAGACATACGCATAAGCATAGATAAGAGATGCATATCTCTCAACCATGCTACTTCAGAACTTCTTGTTGATCTATGACTACTGTGTAATTCTCCTTTAGTAAATTCTAAATTTTGTGATATTGCTTTCCTTACTACATTAACTGCTTGGGTATTGAAGGATACTTCCTTGTAAAATTTTCCATAATTCATTATTAAAACCCACTTTGAAATTTTTTCCATTCAATAGCGTTTTTGATATGATAAGTGCGGTTATTAATCATACGCAAAACACCATCTAAAAAGAATAGCACTTGGTCTATGTATTCAATCTTAAATTTAAGTTTTCCGATATCTTCATCCGCTTCAATAAACATTGAGATCTCTTCTTTAGTAGTAAGTTTGAGATCGAATGGAATCTCTTTATAGATGGAAGATGGTGCTTTACCTTTGTAGTACAACCACTTCTCTTTGATGAGACGTTTCATTTCAATTTCTCTTTCCCTTTTCATAAGAGAATATTGATTATGGAACTCCATATACTTCATATGAAGTTGGGGAATTGCCAAAGAATCATTGTCATGCTGATCCTCATCCAGTTTGGAATCAGACCTCCACATGTCCTGTAAGTTTTCTAAGTTCATAATAAATTCATTTGTGGTATGGGGAATACAGTTTTTTCTCCCTGTAGTCTAAAGTCTTTAATAAAAGAAATTAATATTAATCTTTCCTCATCACAAAGACCATCTTGGATTGTGTGATATGAGTTTCCATCAAAACACATCATTCTATTATACCTACCCTTAACTATAATAGATTCATCAAATTGAGAATTTACATCCTCTCTAACCTTTTCTACTTCTTGTCTTTCAGGGCGATCAACAGATTCATAATTTTTAAAATAATTATGTTTTATATCACCTGCTGCTACTGGAACCGTGAATTCATTTTTCTTTGTAAAAATTGATGTGCCTATATTACAATGATTTAAATACACAATAGCAGTGAACATATAATCATCGTCCTGATGTACCCAACCATCGAGTATATTTTCATCGGGAAAAGTTGATTGAAAATGTGTACTTGCACTATAACTAAAATCTTTTGATGGATAAAAAACTCTAATCAATTTTGTATTTACATAATTATAAAAATCAAAATTTACTTGAGATAAACAAGGACTTCTAGTTCCTGGTCTAGTATGTGTCCTTTCCATAGGACATTGTTTTGCAACATTTATAACTTGTTCAGGGTTGTTGAAAAAATTATCAACGCATAATGTAGGAAAAAGCATAGGTTATCTTCTTGTTTGTGAGTTCTTATTTCTGATTTCGTAAAGTGTATATCTGAATGTTGCTGTTGAAGTAAAGTAATCATTATCACCACCAGTAACATCAAATGGTAATGATGATAAACTTACAGGAAACATATCCTTAAATACAACATCAAAATTTGCAATGTTATTATTGTTCAGTACCTGTAGTGTAGCATCTGAAAATCTAGGATCTTCTGAGGGACTATCAGCATACTTGTCAATCCAAACTCTCCTTTCTTTAAATTCTTGAGGAGTTCCCAATGCCCTCATCCAGTTATGAATCTGCATATAATTTCTTAGATCTTCATCAACAATGAACTCAATAGAGAATTCACTATAACGCATGTTTCCTTCAACTGGGATGGGAACCATACCCCTAGTTGGAATCTCAACTTGTCCTAGTTCTACAGTAGGAATTTCTGCTTTTTGACACAAGAAAGATACCTTGTTAGCTTTATCCAAAAGGAATAAGAAACCTATTGGAGAAAGAAAATTTCTGTTTGTTAATTGGTCTGCGTACCAGTTTGCCATTAGACTATTCTTGTTCCATTAATATTTATGCACCCACTAAAAAAGGACTCCGAAGAGTCCTTTAATTAATTTTTAGTTTTTAAATAAGAATCTCTTTACAAATTCTTTTACAACTGGGTTGATCGGTTTCACATTCAATTAGGCATTCGTAGTAATCATCCAAAATTTTATCATGCTCTGATTCATGGTGATTCCATTCTGCCAAACTATTTCGTGAAACTATGTTATGCATACTTATTCTCCTTTAAACTTTATTCATGGTATAGAGAAGTTTTCAGTGCATCTTGCTTCCTCTTGTGTGTAGGTTTCCCTGACTGCTACTATTTAGTCAGAAGATCAACACAAAGATGGGTGCTTTAACAAAAATAAATGCCTACTAACAAATACCTAAATATTTTTTTAACCGTAAGAGATGGATGAGTTCAGTACTGCAACATGTCCAAAGTGTGAAGCGAAATGGTATGGAGGAGAATTATATTGGTCAACAGGAAAGGTAGGATGTCCACATGATCTAGCAGGATTAGTTTGTAATGATTATGGTGACGAAACATGTATCAATCTTTGTAAAGGATCGACTAGTGGTCAGACGTGGGAACAAAGAAGGGAGTTTATAGATGCTATGGGAGGAGAGTTTAATATAGATTAAAAAAAAGAGACCCCTTAGGGTCTCTTTAAAGTTATTTGTTAATAACACCAAATTACATGATGTTAGCAACTTGTGTACGTCTGTAGTACTTGTTAGCATTAGCTGTAAGAGCACCAGAACCTTGGGTAAGACCACCTGAGAATGGGTTTGAAACCATGCCGTAACGAGTCTTGAATCCAATTTTTGGTTGGAAGGTGTCAGGGTTAATCGCTCTGACTTGCTGCAATGGCACGTAAGGGCAATAGAACAATCCAGCGTCATAAGGTGAAGTACCTTTGTATCCAGCAACGTAGAAGTGCTTATCAGCAACGTTAGCAGAATAAGGATCAACGTAAACCTTGATCTTACCGTTAAGTGTTCCAACAAGAGTTGAAGATGTATCATCAACACCAGTAAGAGCGTTGTTGCCTTGAAGAGCAGGAGTGTAATCAAGTACACCAGCCATTCCAAGAGCAGAAGCAACGTGTGCAGAGCAGCTCAAAATGTTGCCCTTCCCTCTACGAGTTTGCTGACC